ATTTCGGCGTTCCAGATGTCGGAAATGTCATCGCATACGATGGTGTCCGGATCGAGCCAGAGGATGCGGTCGATGATGTTTGGCAATATCTTTGTCAGACCTGCGCGCAGGGTTGTCATTGTGCCGTACCAGGACATGATGTTAGGGCCGTTCCTGTCAAACACGTCTTGTTTGCTGACGTTTATGCAATGGAAGATATCCGGAAGTGGTTGCGGGAAGGTGTCGTGTTCGATGAGAAAGTAGATTTTATCTACGGGCGTGTGGTAGAGCAGGGATTTAGCGGAAGACACCATCATATCGTAGACTCTGTGGTCGCCTGCGTAGACGACGATGCGAGGCGGTGGCGTGGTATGCGTGAGCCAGTACTGGACGATGTAGAAGTCAGACCAGTCACGGAATCCTGCGTAATGTTTGACGTAGGTGTGCTTTGGAGTGCCGGTGATGTTGAAACCAAAGTCTGTGACGTTATAGTCAGGGGGTAATGGATCCCATCTGTTGGTGCAGATCATGGCGAAGGCATCCTGTTCCGGGAAGTCAAACTTGTGGGTGTTAAGTTTGTCTATTATCTCGTCATCCTTGCCGGAGGAGCGGAGACGTTCGAGATTCAGCAGGCACACGCCGAAGTTCGGATACACAATGCCACGGATACGTGAGCCTTGCGGTTCTTTGACGGCTGCAAAGTATGCATGTGAGAGATCGTATGAGAACAGTTGTGATATGTCGTCGCACACAATGGTGTCAACGTCGAGGATTAAGGCGCGTTCGGCATCGGGAAATATCTTTGTGAGAGCTGCTTTGAGCAGGATCATGTAGGAGTAACGGGTGGAATAGTTAGGTCCGTCGTGCGGGAACAATGTCTGTCCTGTGACGTTCACGCACGTGACTTGCGGTGGCACAGGAAACGGCAGTTTATCGTCTTCGATGAAGCAATAGACGTGTACGTCCGGTGTGTATGCGAGAAGGGAGTTATAGGCAGCAGGAAGCACGTCATAGAGGTTTCGTGTAGAGAAGTAGGTTACGATATGTTCGTTTGGTTTTGTGTGGATTACAGGCACGTCTGCCATTAAGTATCACCTCCGTTCAATTGGTTGATGAGGTTGCAGATACGTTCGCATGAGTGTCCGTCGCACATGTCAGCGACGATTTGCAGGCAGTTATGTTCAGTTGCGCGCAGTGAGTATGAGTTACGGAGAAGGTCTATGAGATCCTGTTCGTTGGTAGCATAGCGGGAGGAGTACTGTGACGGGTAGTCAAGGTACATCCCGCGTGTCTGGAGGTAGCCTGGATTCTTTTCAAACAGGACGACGGGTTTGTCGAGCAGGTATGCGTCGAACATGATACTGGAGTAGTCGGTGATGACAACGTCGGCGTCGTAAAGGTATGGTGCAGATGGTTCGTCTCCGGGAATGCCGATGATATGCCTGTATTTTTTGTCGAGTATGATTCTCGATATGTACTGGTAGTACCACGGGTGCGGTTTGATGGCGAGTACTTCGTCGTCAGATAACAGGCAGTCAATATAGTCCCAGTCGATGTCAGGCAGCGGTGTTTCACCTTTGTCACGGAATGTCGGAACGTAGAGGTATGCACGTTTATCTGCGAGTACAGTGTGCCCGTCACCTTTCTTCTTGCCTACGTACTGATCGGTGCGTGGCATGCCGAGCGGGAGAATTCTGTCGTGCGGGATGCAGAAGCTTTTCTCAGACATACCGATTGTGCCGTTGCCTGCGGATATGAGATATGTCACCCTGTCCGCAACAGACCTGTCATAGTACGGGTTGTTTGGTTGATCCATTCCGACAAGCTTTCCGCCCTGTATGCCATGCCCAATAGAGATACATTTCGCAATCTTGTATGCCGGGAAGTCATCGATCACCATCAAATCGTAATTACCGGATGTTACTACATCTTTGTAGTCAGGATCGTAGGAATGAATCAGTAATTTCGGACCGTCGTATGCTTCATAGATGGCCCGTAGGTTTTCTGCACGGTCGATTGGACGGAAGCATGAGAACAGTACAGGTTTACTCATCCTTACCATCATCCTTCCGTTCAAGGAAACCGCACTCTTCCATAACTGTACGGTTGGCGCGCCTGATCACCATCCAAATCACCTTTGTTGGGATATTATGCTTCAATGAATAGTCTTCCACCGCATACTGATCGTCACCCCAGCGTGTAGTGAAGTACATTTGCAGGATATCCTGGTCTGATTTCACGAAGTCCTTGAGGTAGACATGGTGGCACACGGCATAGATACGTCTGTCCGGAAGGGAAAGTTTATCCCAGTCAAACCCGTCACGCTGGAGAGCAAAGTATGTACGCCACATATGGTTTGAAACCCCGCGCCACCATTCAATGCTTTTCATTTGCTTCACCTCTCTTTGGTAATAGTTGTTCTGTGTATATGAACTGCCCAATGTGTCCGCAGGATACGGAACTGTCGCAGTAGATTTGATAGCCGAGTTGATTCACCCTGTGGCAGAAGGAAATATCCTCGCTTGCCCATGGATACGGCGTGAATGCGGGGCCGTACTCATCCCATACATGCTTCAGTAGTTTCGTGGATGTGAGTACGCATCCGAATCCGCACCCGGCTACAGGAAAGAATTTGTCACGGGGGTAGTCATGGTAGGCGCTGATGTTAGCGATCAGTTTGCCGTCACGTCCACGTTCAGGTTCTTCGATCTTCTCGTACAGTACAGGCTCAACGGGTTCGTGACGCTTTACATACAGTCCGGTTACCATGTCCATGTTGTACGCTTCCAGTTTGGTGAGTGTGTTCGGCGGGAAGAGCATGTCCGAGTCGAGCCACAGGACGTTGTCGAATCCGTTCTCGATTGCGTACAGGGATAGCAGGTTACGACTGTCATACACCAGGGAGTTAGGCTTGAAGTACACGGTTGGGTTATCACCCTTGTGCATGTACAGCAGCGACTGCACGAACCCGACCGGGAGCATATCCATGCACGGGATTGCAATGAGTGTCTTCATAGATTTGCACACCCTCCTTCGTCATGGTATTTATCCATCAATGCTTTGATTTCTTCATCATGATTATCAAAGTATTCTCTTATTGCAGTTTCAACAAAATATGACATTGTGAACTCTTTCTTCCCGAAGAAGAAGTTTTGAACCATGTGTATTTTGTGAATCTTCCTATACAGTTCTTTATCAAACCATACACTCAGCACTCGTTTTGTTTGTTCTTTCATATATTTCTCCTTTTATACGGTGTCATACGGTGTGATTCTGAATCCGTATAATTCTGCAAGCGTTGATTTACAATGGTTTGAGGTATGTGTTATACGGATTATACGGATTATACGGAGCGTTTTTAATTTCACGCGCGCGTACACGCTTGATCTATTTATTATTCGCAAAATTTCTCCGGAATGGTGGTATGTCTGGAAAAATCCGTATAATCCGTATATGCACCCTTCAACCAATTGAAAAATAAGGGAAAACTGTCATACGGTGCACCGTATATGGTTCCTATAATCCGTATAGGATTAGAACGGCATGTCAGGATCATCGACGGAGACATAATCCTTATACTCCTCCTGTTCTGTCTTCTCTTCGTCCGGCAGCTTGATCCAGTAGTGCGGGACCTGCTTGCCGTTGACTACGATTGTCTTGGTCGGTCGGTTGTTCTTGTTTCCTGTTCCGTAGAACGTATCCTTCAGCAGATTCTTCCGTCTTGCCCAGTCAATAAACGCACTGGCTGAGAAGCCCTTGTTCTTTAGCAGTTCATCAAAGATACTTTTGTTGATGCATACATAGTTGATACTGTGGTCTTCCTTGTACTGACCCCAGCACTCGCCCATAGCGGAGTCGGACGTGTCGAACTTACGCGGGTTCGCGGCACAGAATCCGACGAGCCATTGGTAACACCGAAGGTTCACGTCTGTTTCAGTACGTGTAACTAAGAACGGCTTGATATCCTCTACTGTCAGTGCTTTTTTGTCCTTGAATATCCCCTTTGTAGCGAGTGCATCGGCAGCCAGCAGGATCGATGCGGATAAGGTTTGCTTGTCCTGTATGTCTGCCTGTATCAGTTCCGTATAGAACTTCTTTTGCAGGGCGGAAAGCGCATGCTTTACACCGTCCTGTTGCAGGAGATCAATGAATGCTTTCCCGGCGAACCCGTAGTTTTCTTTCAGCGTGTTTGCCGTGGTGCGTGCATCCTTGAACAGCGGTACACCGCCGTAGTTCACTTCGATGATACGCGCTACCGCCCCACCGCCGGAGTTTGCCTGTGTGATAGGCATTTCCCCTGTCGTAATGATGCATGTGTTCCAGCTTTTCTGTATCTGGAGTCCGCCTTCCTTTGCGCCGCGTCCTTTGTTTGAACCCTGGCAGAGCATATACACGATATCATCGAAACCTTTCCGGTCGCTGATGACCTGCAACTCGTCGAGCAGGACAGGGATATTGCAACAGAACGCAGCGTACATTTCAAAGGACACCTTTGTACCGCTGAACTGTTTGATGTATCCGTCCATGGAGTCAGGGTATCCCCATACACTGGCGGCAAGCATCAGCCCGACTGTCTTACCGCATCCTGTCTCGCCCCACAGATGGACGAAGAACGGCAGTCCGCCGAGGATCTTGACGAGCGGGGCAGCGAATGCCGCAGCTAATGCGATTCGTGCAGGGATTGAGTCTGATGCACGTACTTCCTTTGCCAGGTTGTACCATGTCTGCTCGTCACCGTTCTCCTTAAGCAGGCCGAACATACGTGTCATTTCAGGACTCTCCCCGTCGTAGCTGACACCGTCCACGTACGGCATGAACTGCCCGTCTGCAAGCCATCCCATGTGGCTGACGGAGTTCTGACGCGGAAGTGAATCGTAGTTAAGGCTCTCAAGTTTGCTCATGAACTTGACGACTTCCTTGGCATTCTCGGAGTTTACGTCCACGCCCTGCTTTGATAGACCAATGATTTTCTGTGCGGATGCCAGCTGTTCACGGGATACCGTGAGGTTCTTCCATGGATCCTTTCCGCGCTGGTATGCAATCTCCAGTTTCTCTTCAAAAGATTCAATGTTAGTTACACGCTTTACTGGCATCAGTGAATGTGATATAACCTCAACCTCTGCTCCGAGTTCGTTCAGCCTGGATACGCCGTATTCATCGGCGACGTACTGACCGCAGTCAAGCTGAGTCGGCTGACCAGGGAACATTGTCTGGTTACTGCCGAGGATGGTTGCCTTTGGGGACTTTGATTCGACATAAGCGTTCCATGTCTTCATGAACCCAACGACCTTGAGGTTCTTTGCAATGTTCTGCATCTTGTTCAGCAGGATTTGAAGCATGAACTTGTTGTCCTTCTGTTGATACAGCCACTCATATGGTCGTTCACTCATGAAGTCTTCATATGTCCAGTTAGGAATCAGTTGTGTTGCTTCTGACACACACTCTCACCTCCTTTCAGTCAACGCCTATGAATTCAAGCGTCACTTCACGGTCAATACTGCTTACGATATGCCTTGGTGATACGTCTCCAAGGCTAGTAATATCCATTGTCCTTGGAATGAACGTAATGTTTGCCATGCGCGGGAATGCTTTCATCAGAAACAGGTCGTTTGTTCCCGGCATCTTTAGCCGGAGAATGCATGGCGTGTGTCCGTCCATGTCTATGTCTGCCATGTCAAAGTATGCAGTACCGCAGAACGGGCAGACAATCTGTTCAATGTCCTTTGCGCTTCCGCAGTTCACGCAGTTAGTCTTGCTCAATGTCATTCAACCTCTTTCAGAATTCCATTCTTATCCTCAATCCATGTCTTTTCGGACTCAACTCTGTGCAGCATCCTGTCCATCTCATTGAGATACTGGATTTCTGTGGCCCACAGTTTGATATAATTATGTTTATTGGACATGGTTGAGTATCTTTTAATTGCTTCGCACAGTTCGCAAATACGTGCGGATGTAGACACATAATACGGAGAGCATCCAAGTGGCGGTTTGTTTTTGTTCAGTTCAACATGCGGACGGTCTGGTTCCCATTGATTGCACATTGGATATTCAGGATTTGTGTTGACACCTTTATCACAATCCCATCCTGTTTCTATTGAAAACCTTGAGTGCAAACATGTGTTGCATTCTTTTACTGGATCCTTTAACACTTCCGGTATCTCCTCTCCCACCATCTCAAGATGTATAGTTGCACCCACTTTGGAAGTTCTTTATAGTGAATGCGAACAGCCATTTCTTTACTCTCACTTGGTTCCGGAAAGCAGATGAACACCATCGGCTCAAGTTTTGCCATTCAGAAACTCCTCCATTCCGATTTGTCCTTCAATCTGTTCCGGAACATACTCCCGTTGACCACGTATGCGGTCAAATACAGGTCTCTCGTCAGGCAACGGCAGATTCTTCAATCCGCAGGCAACGTACTTTAAACGCCAATCTGTGGCCTCTGAATGGGTACATCCATATGCCTCACACTTGTGCAGGATTTTGTCATGGTATCTGCCAGATATCAGATGCGGACAATCCTTGCATTGACCGTCGGCAGTCCCGTACAGTGCATGCATGGCGTCAATCTTTTTAGCGACCATTTCTTACAGTCTCCGCAATCCGTCCGAGGATGTCTACGGCACACGGCAACGCAATGCCATTACCCCATAGTTTGTACTGTGCGGAGTCCGATCCGTTTGCACCGTCGCACCACCAGTCCGGAAATCCCTGAAGCCTTGCGCATTCTGTCGGAGTCAGCCGACGGAGAACGTATTTTTTTTGTTGCTGTTCCATATGATCCTCCTGTACTAAATCTGTAAATCCTTTATAATCCCTGCATTTTACTGTGCTTGCAGCATTACATTCTGAATACTCTGAAAAAGATTGCATCGTATAATAATTTGGCATCTGCTTATCTCCTGGTTGTACCGGCTGAATGACATACATGCCGTTGAGTGCTTCCTGTGTTCCGAGTTTTGCATAGCCGGATGCACATAGTGTTCCGGTTATCTTTGGATATACTTCCATTACAACAAACTCTCTTTCTATTCCTTGCCGAAGTCCCTGCCCTTTGTAATAGCTTGCATCAAGCGGAGCTGCAATGTGATGTCCGGAAGAATTAATCAGATACTTCATTCGTTAATCCTTTTCAGCGCGACAAGCGGAAGCTGATTACCGCCTGTTCCTGCCCTTGCACAAAGCGTCGGAGATAATTGTCCGTCAGTAAACGGGGCATTCCAGTGGCTCGTCGCCATCACACACACAGGAACAAACAACTCCTTCGCTTCCGTTTCCGCAGCTCCCGCCGGACTCTCTGATAGATGCGACACTGTATGGTTTCCATTCAGCGTATCTGCTTTCGTAGAAGTAATGAGGACAAACGGCGTGTTGTTTCCGCCTGTTCCCATCCGAGATGACAGTGTCTGAACGATTCCGTTCGCATCTATTGTTGCTCTGCTGTCGTTCGGATGATTCTCTACTGCATAACATTTCATTCATAATTCTCCAACAATATCGGCGGAGTGCAGTTCACGCTGAACCCGCCCTGATTCTTTGCCTGCAATGTGATGGACAGTTCTTCGTTAAGGCATCCGTTCCGGCAGTCTATGCTGTAACATACTGCATGCGGGGTACCGTGACTGTCTGAACATAGTGTTGGTATTACGTTTTCAGCATATCCGCAGTTGCTTTTACCGCCTTGCTGGTCTATGCCATAGCATACGGAGTGTTGTTCTATCGTGTTCAGCGTATACATTGTTCCATCCTCACTGAATCCTTTGCCAAGGTGTGACGGTCTGGCTCCGTTTCCTTCCAGTGCAATGCACACCATGCATCCACCCTGATTGCATCCGGGGTCAAGGCACATTGTGTCAAGGCATTTCGTTACTTCTGTTTCATGGATACCGCTATAAGGATTGGAAGACTTCATACTGTTGCTGCTCATGGCATCCATCAAAAACACCTTCACTTCACGTAACATACTGCCTGTCCTCTGTCACTCATTGGATTTGCCGGAATGCAGTACGCTTTGTCACTTAAAGATACGGACGGGTTATCACGGTCACCGCACAACTGAAAGCAGATTGCGTGTCTGTCCTGTGTGTTCAGCGTAGGGCTGACATCCTCGCACCATCCTTTGCCGTTCTTTGATGATGCCCTGTCAACAACATTGCCTTCGATGCAATAGCATATACCGTGTGCCTGACCGCCGATTGCCTGTCCTGCGTTCAACGTCGCATACACCCCGTCAATCATGTACTGTCTTTTGCTCTGCGGATCCCATGGATTCAGACAATGTACATTGTCCATCTTTTACCTCGTATAAAACGTAGTGTTCACCGCCTGCCCATCTGCATTCACCGGCATACAGTGCTTCGGATATACCGTCCGGAGTTACGATGTGCTTGCTTTGAATATCCCATGGATTCAAACAGTTAATACTGTTCATAGCACACCGCC